TACATCAGCAACTTCTGCAAATTGCCGTGGATAATTTGGGGATAAATCCAACCAAAGTCTTTGACAAAGATTTAAAAAGCACACCACTTGAAACGATTATCGATGGCGTAGGAAAACGCCTGGATAAAGCTGTTGATGGTATTAAAGGAGAGGTGAATGACATTCCAAAGAAAACAAAAGAATTAATTGATGATGAATAACTCGCTCCCTCAAATTCTCAGCGTTTTTTATTGCCCCCCCCCCCACATCAGTTTAAGATACCCTAACTTTCAAGCCGTCTCAAACGGCTTTTTTTGTATCTAAAGGGTAAGACATGGCAAATGATATAATCGTTGTACAAGGCACTGAAATCAAAGTAACCCAACGGGAGAACGAAGATTACATCAGCCTTACTGATATGTGTAAAGCGTTTGGTGATGGCGACCAGCTCATTAAGAACTGGTTACAAAACAAAAATACCATTGAGTTTTTACAGGTTTGGGAAGAACTAAACAATCCAAATTTTAATTTGGTGGAATTACACCAAATTAAAGATAACGTTGGGTTAAACTGGTTCGTAATGTCAGTAAAAAAATGGTCTACAACAAATGCTATCGGCTTGATTGCTAAAACAGGTCGCTACGGCAGCGGCACTTACGCGCATAAAGATATTGCCCTTGAATTTGGCTCTTGGTTAAGCCCCGAGTTTAAACTCTATCTCATCAAAGAATTCCAACGCTTAAAACAAAAAGAAGCCAAAGATAACAAACTGGAGTGGAATGTCAAACGTATTCTTATCGCATACACACAGACGCTATTAAAGCGCACCTTATCCCACAATTACTCAACACAAAGCAACATCAATTTGTGTATGCCACTGAAGCAGATATTTTAAATCAAGCCTTATTTGGACAAACGGCTAAACAATGGAAAGATGCCAACCCCAAATTAAAAGGTAATATGCGTGAACACGCTACTATTGAACAATTAACCGTATTGGCAGGTTTAGAAAGCCAAAACGCCCTATTAATTCAGCAAGGATTTCCGCAAGAAGAACGGCTGGCAATCTTAAATCGCCTTGCCATTCAACAAATGAGCTCGCTCTTACAAACAGCCGCACTCACGCAGCTTAAAGAAAAACCCTTGTTGGAAGAATAAAAATTAATTTGACACCCACCGCCCAATCATTTAGGATATTCTCACTTTCAACAGAAAGTCGGGAATGTCGCAGTTTCTGAATTACTTGGAGCGGTGGAAAGACAGACGCTCAATGCGTCTTTTTTTATCGCCACAAAACAGCAATTCTACCTTTTTCATAAATTTATGAAAAAGCCCAATGATGAACTGTTTAGGAGGATCGAAAGATCCGCCGTTTTGCTCTAAGTACGGTACTGCGAATCCTATTCAGTTCATCACCAACTATTCGCAGTGGTTCGTGATGAGTTTTAAAACTTAACTTAGAGTACATCACAATGACACACTCAAACTTAATTCCTGTTTTTAACGGCTTAATCCAAAATCAACCTGTTCAACTTTGCAACGCTCGTGAACTTCACGCATTCGTAGAAAGCAAACAGCAATACACTGACTGGATCAAAAACCGCATCAACGAATATGGTTTCATCCAAGATGAAGACTACCTCGTCATTACCGAACGCACCAACGGACGCCCACGCAAGGAATATCACATCACCCTCGATATGGGCAAAGAACTCGGTATGGTCGAAAGAAACGAACGAGGCAGACAAATCCGCCAATACTTCATCCGTTGCGAAAGAACATTAAAAACCTTGCAACAACCGCAACAGCTTGTCTTGCCCGAACCTGAGAAATACACCTTTGAATTTACCGAATATGAACTTCAACAACTTGCTTGGTTGTGGTTCGCTTTCAAACGTGGCGTCGGTACATTCCAGCATATTGAAAAAGCCTTTAACGTTTTAGGCTCGAATATGAGTGGGCAAATCTATGGACAGGCTTACGAATATCTAAGCGTGCTATGTTCAACAAACCAAATCTTAAACCGCATCACAAGCGATTTTAACATCGACCCAATGACAAACTGGCGTGTATTAAAACACTTGCGAGGCTTTAATCCAAAAGCAGTCAAAATCGACTTCTAAAAACAACGGAAAATCCGACCGCACTTTACCGTGTGGCGGATTGCTACACCTTAAATTCACTAAATTGACGAAAAAGGAAACAAAATGCAAAAATTTACTGATGTATTCGCTGAAACCATTCCATTCTTTTGTAAAGCAGCTATCGCCTTTACTCTCGCTTTTTTAATTGGCGGTATCGCCTACTGTTTTGCCGATGAACCTACCGACTGGCACAACAATGAATTAAGCCAACAAGTCCAACAAGAGACACAGTGTGAACTGAAAGGTGGCGTATATGAAAACGGCGCATGTTTACCACCTAATCTTACGCTGGCAGTAGAAAAAGAACTACAGGCTTACACCGCACAAAAACAAGCTGAAATTAACCGCACTTGGAGTAAATAATGAGACTGACTTACAAAACCTACGCAGAATCGGCAGTAAAAGCAGAAAAGAAAGGTCATTACCTTGAGGCTGCAAAGAATTGGGCTGATGCTAAACGCCATACCGCAGTGCAAAAGAATATCGAGTATTGCCAACATCGTATTGATTTTTGCGAAAGACATCACTTCCGATTGAAATCAATGAGCCAGGAGCAAACTATGAAACCTTCCGATGATTACTACTATCAACTCGATGCGGCTCACCAACGTAAAGTGGATTGGCAAGCAGGCTATGAAATCGCTTTAGATGAAGTCGCCACGGAAATCGACAATGATTTAAAACAAGGCGATCAAACGCATTATCACGAACTCACCGAAATGTTGTGTGATAACGATAATTTCTGGCTTGCTATTGGTAGCGGTGCAAGTTATGAGCCTTATAGACAAGAGGCAATTAAAAAAATCGCCGAGCGTGAATTGCACGCAAGAATGAATGATTATGACCCAGATTAATGGAGGGGCGAGATGACAAACCAAGTCCAACATCAACAAAATAAACAGCCACCTGCGCTTAAAACATTTTTTGAAAGTGCGAATGTGCAAAATAAGATTAAGGAACTTGTTGGCAAAAATGCGGCAACCTTTGCAACAAGTGTTATGCAAATCGCCAATAGCAATGCAATGCTTAAAACAGCAGACCCAATGAGCATTTTTAACGCGGCTTGTATGGCTGCGACACTGAATTTACCACTACAAAATGGCTTAGGCTTTGCCTACATCGTCCCTTTCAGAAACAACAAAGAAAAGAAAACTGAAGCACAATTCCAAATTGGCTATAAAGGTTTTATCCAATTGGTACAGCGTAGCGGGCAATTTAAACGCTTAGTCGCATTGCCTGTGTACAAAAAGCAACTTATCAAAAAGGATTTCATTAATGGTTTTGAGTTCGACTGGGAGCAAGAACCCGAGCAAAACGAAAACCCAATCGGCTATTACGCCTATTTTAAACTGGTAAATGATTTTTCGGCTGAACTCTATATGAGTCACGATGACATCGTCAAACACGCTCAACGCTACAGCCAAACATTCAAAAAAGGCTATGGCGTATGGCACGATAACTTCGAGGCAATGGCATTAAAAACCGTAACTAAGTTATTGCTATCAAAACAAGCTCCACTCTCTGTTGAAATGCAACAAGCTGTATTAGCCGACCAAGCCGTTGTGAAAGATGTGGAAAATCAAGAGTTCAACTACACCGACAATATTCAAGAAGCGGAGTTTTTAGCGGTTGTTGATGAAACCACATTCGAACAATGCAAACAAAGCATTAAAAATGGCGAAACCACCCTACAAGAACTTTGTGATAGCGGGGCTTATGAGTTTAGTCAAAAACAGATTGAGGAATTAGAGGCGATTGAGAATGGAAATGTACAAGCTGAAAGCTAGATGCTCTGGCTTGGCTGATTTAATGGTAAAGCCTAAAAGCGGTAACGGAATATCTGCTACAGCAAAAAGTGCGGTGAGAAAGATAGTTAAATATGACCTGTTTGGCTATCAAGATTTTGAGGGGAATAAATATACCGAGAAAGGCATTGCACTAGAAGAACAAGCTATTAAGTTAAGCGGTCGTAAACGTGGATTACCTCTTAAAAAGAACACGGAAAGACGTGAAAATGATTGGATTACAGGCGAGTGCGATATTTATGTGCCAAGTCGAAAATTAATCATCGACACCAAGTGTTCTTGGGATATTGACTCACACCCTTTTTTTGCTGACGAGGCAGAAGAAAAAGCTAAAAAAGCTGGGTATGACGCACAAATGCAAGGCTATATGTGGTTATGGGATTGTGATGAAGCGCAAATTGATTTTGTTCTTCTCCCTACCCCTTACGACCAATTATCAAGCTATGACGATCCAAGCCGATACATTGACTTGGTTGAGCAAATCCCCCAAGAAAAACGTATCACCACCGTCACAATTAAACGTGATGAGAAAATCATCGAAAAAATCAAAGAGCGAGTAGAAATTGCTCAAGAATATTATCAACAACTCATACAGGAGATGAGCTAATGGCTCGTAATACCAACACCGTGATATTAGTCGGTCATTTAGGCAGTGACCCAGAAATCCGCCAATTCCAAAATGGCGGGCAAATTGCCACATTTAATCTTGCTATCGGTGATGATTACCGAGATAAACAAGGCAATACAGTTAAACGTACGCATTGGATACCCATTGTGGTACACGGCAACTCTGCTGATGTAGCAAGACAATATCTGCAAAAAGGCTCAAAAATCTGCGTAACAGGAAAGCTGGCAAGACCAAAACGGCAATAACCGCACCGCACTTAAAGTAGCGACACAATCGTTTGAAATGCTAGACTGCAAGGCAAGCAGTGAAACACAACAACCAACCAAAGACAAAGAAAAACTCGACCCATTAAGCGCAGCAGCTGAACAAGATGGGTTTAATGACGATATTCCGTTTTAGGGGGGGATATGATTAAAATCACCACAACATTAAATGAAAACCGCAGTAGCGCATCAACAACGGCAACAACAGCAAAACCACTTGTGCCTGTGTTGCCTGTAATTAATCCAAAACAAGTAAGAAAATAATCGCACTTTTGCTGTTTTGTTATTTATTTTGACAATTCCGCAAATATTTATTTGTAAAAATAAAGTTGCAACACTATAATGAGCACAATTACACGTGGTTGGCGAAAGCAATCATTGTTCTTTAACTAAAATCGTAGATTTTAATTAGGCTTACTGAACTTTAGTAGGCTTTTTTAGTCTAAAAAGCATAGGAGGTAACAATGAAAAGTTTAAATTTAAATGAAGGTTGGAATGGCTAAAATTATCAAACAGCTTAAGGCAGTAAAAAGAAAAGAGGGGTTAACGTTATCACTATCGTTAATCTCTTTTTTTATTGGCGGATTTTTGCTTTTCAAAGAATACTATAAACCGATTGATCTTAATGGATTAACCCTGCAAGATTGGACTTCAGTCACACAAAGTGCAGTCATTTTTATTTCCGCTATCATTGCCGTTTGCACAATAACATCAACCCGTAAAACATCAAAAGAAAGAGCTACACTTGATGTTGTTTTAGGTGATTATCAAGATAAAGATCTTGTTGAAGCCAGTAATATGATTTTCACCTTAGTTAGAGAGGATAGAAATCAGTTGTTTACCGTTTTCCAAAATGAAGATGGAAAAAAGGCGAATGAACGCAGCTCGCTTCTGCTGGTATTAAATCGTTACGAGTTTTACGCTTCAGCAATGAATCACGGAATTTTAGATGAACAGTTATTTAAACGCTTACATTGCTCAAATTTTATAAAGTTATGGGATGCTGTATCACCAACAGTAATGAGTATTCGAGATAAAGAACGCAAAGATACGCTATTTAAAGATTTAGAAATTCTTGTTTTACGCTGGAAATCAAATCCATTAAGCGTTGATGATTTATAAAAATTAAAGAGTAAATAGTTTTCAAATCCCACTTCACAACGTGGGATTTTTTATTGACACCGCACCAAACTTCGGATTAAGATAACCGCACTAACAATACAAGTCGGTTATCAAACGCTCCGATTCAAAAGCGGTTTTTTTGTACCTAAAATCTAGGTAAAGATCACTTATGATCGGGTCGAGAGAACCTAATAAAATACCTTAGGGGAATAAGTTCCGCCATCTTGTATTGGTAGTTGAAGCCCGATCGCCAACTAAGCGATCAATACTAACTAAAATACAAGGTACAAAAAAATGACAACTCAAATTCAAACAATCCAGTTCAACCGCCAATCTCTAGTTACATTCGAACAAAACGGCACACATTACACCGCAATGAAACCAATCTGCGAAAATATCGGTTTATGTTGGGATGGACAAAGACAACGCATTCAAAGAGATGAAGTGCTTTCAGAGGGAGCGGTTATCATAACCGTACCTTCAAATGGTGGAAATCAACAAATGATCTGCCTACCCATCGAATATATCAATGGCTGGCTTTTCGGTATCGACATTAAACGCTGCAAACCTGAAATTCGCTAAACTCTGATAATGTACAAAAAAGAATGTTATCAAGCCTTGTACAATTATTGGAATAAGCCACAACAACTTGCACTGCCAGAACCTGAAAAGAAATACACGTTTGAATTTACCGAATACGAACTTCAACAGCTTATTTGGTTATGGTTTGCTTTCAAACGTGGCATCGGCACTTTCCAACACATTGAAAGAGCCTTTAACGTTTTAGGCTCGAACATGAGCGGGCAAATCTACGGACAGGCTTACGAATATTTAAGCGTGTTACGTTCTACCAATCAAATTTTAAACCGCATCACAATGCGATTTTAACATCGACCAAATGACAAACTGGCGTGTATTAAAACACTTTCGAGGCTTTAATCCAAAAGCAGTCAAAATCGACTTCTAAAACACCACAAAATCCGACCGCACTTTTTTAAGCCTGCGGCGGATTCTCACACCTAAAATCCGACAAAAGGAACAGAAAATGAACAAATTAATCATTACGCTCGTGTGTGCATTTGTGGTGTATATGGCGCACGCCCTAAATCTTAATCAGGACTGTGACGGCAAAATCTGTCACACCGAACAGACACAACAATATTAACAAACNNNNTAGCGTTAATAACTGGATATGTTTGCCCTAAATATCAGATGAAAAGCTTAAATGAATTCGGAATTCCTTTTCTTCATCCAAAAGGAAATAGAAAATTCCCGCTTGTGTTACGATCTGATGGTGACAAAATTTTGAAAGGTGAGAAAGCGCAGCCGATTACACAAACAAAGGAA